CTGTACGAGGATAAACTGCAGCAGCTGGACGAAGTGAGCCATAAGATCGTAGAGATTCAGGGCATGTGGAATATCCTGAAGCTGAATCTGGGCGCGAAGCTGAGCGACATTCTGAATATTGACCAGCTGAGCGAGGACACGCTGGACATCCTCCGCGACCTGGGCGCGCTGCTGAACGCGGACAAAGACGCGAAGGTGGACATTGTCGCCAGTCTGGACGCGAACATTACCAAACTGATCGAGGATATTTCAGCCACAATGGAGAACCTGGGCGGATGGCTGCAGGAGCTGGGCGGAGACCTGAAGAGCAGTGATAATCCGATTGTGGCGTTTATCGGAAAACTGATTGACAATACCGGAAAACTTCTTGATTGGCTGGGCGAGAACGGGGACAAGATTGCAGCAGCGCTGGATATCATCCTGCCGGCGATCATTGCCAACAAGGCCACCGAGGCAGTGACGGGCAAGAGCATCGGCGGATGGATGGACACACTGATCACGACCACGCTGTCCATTGCGAATATGAAGCTGCTGGGCAGCGCGCTGGGCGGAGCGGCGAAGACGGGGATCGCAGCGCAGGCGACCGGCACAGCGCTTGGTTCCAGCATTGCGTCCCTGCTGACCAGCAAAGCTTTTCTGATCGGGTCCGGAATCGGCGCTGGGTTTGCGATGCTGTTCAAAATGGATACCAGCGACGATGATTCGGTGACGGATGCAAACGGTAATCCGACGGAAGTCACCAAGGATCTTGTCGAGCGTGGCATTTTGGATCCGGAAACATATGAAGTAATGGGTCCACAGGATCTTATAACAGGCGAACGGATACCAATCAGTGAATACAATCGGATCCAGGAAGAAAAGGATGCAGCAGGACGGCTCAATGTGACGGAAGAACAGCGGGCAGCTGCCGAAGCTTTCTATGACGTGTGGCGGAACTGGTCAAGCGTGACGAATCCGACAGACGAAATGGAAGAGCAGTTTGACAGCTCCTGGGCGGATCTGGAAAAGGCATTCGAGGGGCAGGATGATCTGCTGGACCGACTGAACGGACTGCTGGACACGCTGCCGGAGATGGATCCGACCGGATGGATGAATAACGAGGATCTGCCGGCGGGATGGTTTGCGGACGTGAGCGGGGCGCTGAACCGGCTGTCCCAGAGCGACGAATACCGCGGAGCGAACGAGCGGAGCCTGCCGGGGCTGATTGAATCGGCCTGCGAGCGGGGCACGGCGAAGAAGCCGGTGCAGGTGACGGTGACGCTGGACGGAAACGTGATCATGGATTACGTGGATCGTGGGCTGGCGGACAGCTACCACTTCCGCGGTTAACCGGGAGGAATGAGGCATGAGAACAAAGGTATCCGTCGCGCTGAACGGGACGGAGCTGCACACGCTGGACGCGGCGATCATCCTGCAGAGCGTGAACGAGGCGGCGCCCAGCTGGAACATTACCGCCGTTGACCGGGGGAACCGGATCGGGCAGCGGGTGACCGGATTCCAGAAGCGGTACCGGGATGTGAGCATTGTATTCGCCATCGACGAACAGGATCCGCGGAGACGGTCGGAGATTCTGGGCAAGGTGAGCGCCTGGGCCGCGGGCGGCGGGGATCTGACCGTGAGCTACCGGGAGCGGCAGAAGCTGCACGTCATGTGCGTCGGGCTGATGCAGGTCCAGGGCGTGGAAAAGTACGGATCCACGTATCAGGTGACGCTGCGGGCGTACAGCGTGCCGATGTGGCAGGACATGGACCTGACCGGGGTCAGCCTGACATCCCTGGCCAGCGGCAGCGCGGTGATCCGCGTCGCGGCAACCGGCGGCGGGGTGCTGAGCTGCCACGCCACGAACAACAGCGGCAGCGCCTGCGGCACCATTGCGGTCGGATGCAACGGAAAGATGATCCAGCTGACCAGCGCCGGGCTGGCCAGCGGGGAGACGCTGATCATTGACTACACGGACACCGACGTGCAGCGGATCCTGGCCGGGAGCGGGAACAGCTGGCGCAGTCTGCTGGACAAGCGGACCGTGGCCAGCGATGACGACGTGATCCTGCAGCCCGGCGAAAATACCGTGAACTTTGCGGCGGATGTGGCGCTGGACTGGACGCTGTACACCTTTGGGAGGTGGGTCGGATGAAGAATCCCATCCTGCTGGCCGGGCACAGCATGACGCCGGCGGGGATGCTGCGGCCTGTCAGCATGCAGCTGAACCTGCGAGCCGACGGGCAGAGCAACGCCACGATCATCGTGGACGCGGAGAGCCCGGAGGTGAACATCGGGAGCTGGATCCAGGTGTGGGCACCGAATGGCGAGATGTGCGTCATGTACGTAAAGACCCGGCGCGTGAACTACAATACCGGGCAGATCACGCTGAACGCGGAGCATGTTTTCCGGCTGCTGGAGAATATGATCGTTTTTGGGGAGATTACGCCGGAGACCATGAGCGGGACCGCCGGGGCCACCACGGTGACAATCGGCGCGGCCATCGGGTACCTGCTGGGACGGCAGAGCGAGGTTCTTTTCCAGCGGGGGCAGGTGGATTTTTCCACAGCACAGGGCTGGAAGTTCCAAAACAGCGATATATACTCAGATCTGCGGAATATGACGGAGGCTGTGCCGGATTGTCAGTGGGAGTTTGACTTCGCCACCTGGCCGTGGACGGTGAGCCTGAAGGCATGGCCGGTGAACGCTACCATGGAGATGCGGATGCATCGGAACCTGTCCACCCTGCAGATCACGGTCGACCGGAGCGAGATGTACACCCGCGCCTATCCCATGGGCAAGAACAACCTGCATATTGACGACGTCAACAGCGGGATGCCCTATGTGGAGATGAACACGGCGACGTGGGGTGTGGTGAGCCAGGTGATCATGGAAAGCTCCATCAGCGATCCGGCGCTGCTGCTGAGCTGGGCACAGAATCAGCTTCGGAAGAACGCGCAGCCGAAGGTGAGCGTGAGCATCAGCGGGCTTGAACTGAGCCAGAGCACCGGGGAGGCGATGGACCGGCTGACCACCGGACGGATCTGCCGGGTGCCGCTGCCGGAGTACAGCACGACCGTGACGGAGCGGCTGGTGGAGCTGAGCTGGAAGAACTGCATGGCGGAGGAAGAAGCCATCACCTGCACGCTGGCGAACGAGCACAAGACGCTTTCCGGGATGCTGTACGAGATCGCCACCGGGAACGGCGGGAGCGCCGGAGGCCGCGGAGGCGGCGGCAAGAAGGCCGCGGTGGAACATGAATGTGAGCTGGGTGACGACGAAGAAAAGATCGAAGAGTTCGAGAACGCGGACATCTGGGTGAACAGGGATTCCGTTTGGGCTGTTTGCGGAAGCTATGATGTCATCACCACCAGCCAGGGAAAAACCCTGCGGGTCAAGGAAGGCACGGCGCTGAAACTGATGCGGAACGGGTCGGAATGGGGCCTGTATGACGAAGGCAACCTGACCGGCGGGATCTGCATCAATAAGATCAATGATGATCAGACAAGCCTGACCATCCGGGCCAGTAAGATCGATCTGCAGGGGTATGTGACCGCGACGGATCTGGCCACAGTGAATGGCCGGATTGATGATCTGTATGCCGGAAACGCGAGCGCAAACTACTTCGTAACAACCGGGCTGAGTATTCCGTCCGGGGAATTCAAGTACCACGGAAAGGTATACACGGAACACTACAGCAGCACAATCGGCGGGTATGTTCTGAGGAGGACGTAAATGCACTGCAAGAAAGAGCTGGAAACCATCTATCAGAATCTGCAGGCGCTGGACATCAATCCAACCAGGAAGAACCTGACCATCCTGCTGAATGCGCTGGACGGGCTGAAGCGGGTGTATGACGCGCTGAACGGAACACTGGAGGATCTGGAGGGAAAGACGGATGTACAAGCTGACAATGAATGACGGCACGGTGCTGGACACCAGGGGCGCCGGCGAGACGGAGTATTCTCTGTGGATCTATGGCCTTGCGCTGACCATTCCGCAAGCCGCTGTGATATTCAGCCATCCGGCGAAGACGAAGAAGATGAGCGTTTTCTATCAGCAGGATCTGCCGGTGGACGTTTACGAGGGATACACGGAGCTGGTTCTGATCCAGCGCGACGGCGCGGAAGGCGTCAAGGTCTGTATGAAAAAGGGGGCAGTGAACAATGGCGAGGATTGAAACATGGTTTGATCAGGATCTGAAGAATCCGGTTCCTGTGCGGGTGCTGACTGGCAGCGCCTTTTCACTTGACAACCTGGGCAACCTGATTGGCGTGAAGGTGACCGACGGCGGGGAAGTCATCACCCTGTCCGGCAATGTGAATGGGTACTGCATGCTGGCGGACGGCCAGACCATCCCCGTCAACGGATCCCGCAGCGGGAACATGGCGTCCATTGTTCTGCCTCAGACGGCCTACACCGTGCCCGGCCCGATCCAGATCTCCATCAAGCTGACGGAGGGCAGCGCGATCACCACCCTGCTGGCCTGCGTCGGGACGGTCATCCGCACCCAGACCGGGAACATCGTCAATCCGGGCAGCGTGGTGCAGGACTGGAGCACCCAGATCAGCGCCCAGCTGCAGGCGTGCCAGGACGCGGCGGATGCCATGGGCAGCATGGTGGCCGTGGCGTTCAATCCTTCGTCTGTGTATGCTGCCGGGAACTATGTGACCTATAACGGCGGGCTGTACCGGATCACCGCGACGCACGCCGCCGGCACGACCTGGGCGGATACCAGCAAAACGCAGGTCACCGTCGGCGCGGAGCTTAGTGATTTAAATCAGGCTTTTGATGTTCTTAATGGAGATGATGGTGTACACATAACAAACAGTAGCGTTTCAGCGTACGGAGTAACTGCGGCGTATGATAATGGTCGTGTGAAGATTTACGGAACCGGGACAGCAAACCGTTTTATGCTGGTATTTAATACAAATTGGGTGCTTATTCCAAGCACAACTAATCCGGGGCAACCGATTCCTGCTGGTTTATATAAGCTGAATTTATCGGTTTCGGGTGTTCAATCTAACATCGGCATCTATTATACAAAAACGACATATGCATCACTAACACACATCGTATCAGAACAGATATTCAATGTTGATGAAGCGTTCTCTTGCGCCATCTATGTGCAAAACAATGTGAATTATGGGACAGAAGAGGCTCCGACCTATATTGATATCAGTCTCTCTTTGATCGAGGAAAAAGTTCCGTACAGAGTGGTCAATGCATATCGGGATGAGCAAAATGACGTTAACGAATTGGTTAACGGAAAGATCGATGCCTTGAACGGCAACAGACTTGTTTATCCTACCGAATTTATCTCGCCCATTCTTGCGAACGGGGTTACCGTGGTGTACGAAAACGGGAGAATAAAGGCGTTTGGCACTTCTTCCGGTACACGATTTGTTACCTTATTCAACAAAACGGTACGCGCCTTCACATCTGCATCACCATTTACGCAGACATTTCCGATAGGAGCATATGCGCTGCACGTATCCGTTACAGGATACGCTGCGGAACAGAGTAGCAAGGACTTGTACTATACGACAACTACCTTCGCAGATATACATTATGCTGGAGATAATGAATGTATAATTACGGAGTCGCCCATCATGGTCGGGCTTGGGCTTATATCTTCAAGAGATTACGGGACAGAAAACAATCCAACATATTTCGAAATAACGATCGAAAAGTATACAGAAAAGTTGGATACGGAATCTGTGGAGTCTATGATTGAGGACACGAACGTAGTCACATACACCGAATTTGCAGATGGATATATTGACACAAGCGGAGCAATCGGAACGATTATCAGCCTAACTCCGACAGCATCCTCTTCCTATAGGCATATTATCGTGCCGTGCAACGAAGGCGACAGTTTTATTATGCAGACAAGAGGCGGCGGCGCATCGGCTTTGTATTACGTTTGGTGCGATTCTCAGTATAAGATTCTGTCGAAATCACATACGTTCCCAATATCAGAGCAATATACGATGCCGTGGTTCTTGTATGCGAAGCCTAATACCGCCCCGCCGAATGCAAAGTATTTGGTTGCCAATCACAGGATTGATCTCTCTCCGGGCGATATCAATCTGCAAGGTTACGCTCCTGCTATATACAAATTACCGAAGAGTAAAATGGCTGTGTACATGGCACAGTGTGCCGGAGATCTTCCGTATCTTGCTAAGAATGAATGGGAGTACAGAGTTGTTTCAGCATATAAATCCATGATTGTTATTTTGGACGAAGACGGTATGCTGAAACTCAGCCGGGACTGTGGGAAAACATGGAATTCCGGTGTGGATGTATCGGGAGTTGGAACTATCGTAAACTATCATCTTTTCAATGATGGTGGTTTATCTTTCTTTACAGATACAAAAGCGTATTATATCGAAGACTGGCAAACATATAATGAATCTACTTGCTACGAGCAGGATGGCGTTACCGTGTTTGTACCACAATCCCATTCCAACTTTGATGGCTTGTGGGATCATGCAGAACGGAAGTTCATTGGCTCGCAGGATATGCATGTATTCAGTAATTATAATCTGGAACGTGAGGGATACCGCAGGATTCTTTGGTACAGTATAGACAACGGCCATACTTATAAAATCGCATATGAATTCAGCCTGCCTGAAACGTACGAAGCCCGCCACATTCACGAAGTAATTTATTATGAACCAGAAGATGTCTACATAGTTACGACAGGGGATCACAATGCGACAGAATGTAGAGTTCTGGCACTGAAATACGATGTGTCGCAAGACAGTTGGACGGCTTCTGTGCTTGGCGGGCCGTCCAGAGATTACAAGTGGGCGTGTATTGCTATATGGGCAGATAAAATCTACTACACATTCGATAGCGCGCCCGGGAAGGTTCTTGCGTGCGACTATGCGGATATTGGTGATATTAGCAAACACGAAACGATTCTAAGCGGTATGGAATGCGATTCACTGGCACTCATTTTCAGCTTGACTGGCGAACTTATCGTAATACAAAGCACAGTACGAAGTCTTGGCGGACAGGTTGTGCCGATTGGAATGACGCCGTATGAAGCAACTCGGAAGATCTATTACAGTAGCGACAGGAAGAATTTTGTTACCGTTATCATCCCGATAAACTATATCAACGGCAATGCAATACAATACAAGATAAAACCTATAACCTCTGATGGTCATTGCTATATAGGTACTTCCTATTTCAATCAGGTTCCGTCTTTGCGAGCAGACGATTATCTGCATTATTGTGGATATAAGACGGCATTCAGACCGTTTTGAACGTAACATAAATCTTACTTTAAATCACATGGATAAGGCAGAAAAAAGAGGGGCTTTTCGCCCCTCTTGCCTTATGCCGTGTGGATCCGGTAACTGTTTTTGATTCGTTCCTTGCTGGATGCGTAATAGCCCATCGTGGTATCCACGTTGCTGTGACCGGCAATGATGGCCACTTCCTGGATGGGCATCCCGCGATTCAGCAGCCGGGTGACCAGCGTCCGCCGGAACCGGTGCGGGTGGACATTCTCCACACCGGCGGCAGCTGCCAGCCGTTTGAGCATGGCGCGGATCCCGCCGGGCAGGAGCCGTTTCCGGCCCTTTCCGATGAACAGCGCTTTTTCGTCGTCTGCCCTGGTGGCCAGATACTCCCGGATGGTCAGGATCGCCACATCATCCAGATAGACTGTGCGTTCCTTCCGGCCCTTGCCCAGGACGACACATTCCCCACGATCCAGATCCACGGCATCCCGATCCAGACCGACAAGCTCACTGACGCGGCATCCGGTTGCCAGCAAAAACGCCAGGATTGCGCGGTCACGGATGCAGGTGCAGCTTCGGATCAGGATCTCTGTATCAACGTAGGACAGCGCCTGACGTTCCTTCTGTTCATATTTGATGGCTTCGATGTTGTGGGCCGGGTTCCTGGGGATCAGCTGCTCGTGCTCTAACCAATCGAAATAGCCGGATAGGATCTGCCGGATGCCGTCCACGGTCCGCTCTGATACACCGCGGGCCAGCTCGTCCGCGAAATACTGGCGGAGGTGGTCTTTCGTGATGTCGCGTGTCTTCAAACCGATCCGGCGGAGGCTCCGCTCGATGATGTACTGGTAGCGGGTCAAGGTCTTTTCAGATCTGCCGGCAATCTTTTTCGCGGTGAGGTAGAGATCCAGCAGGTCATCCGATTCGATGGCGTCGGCGGCGATCCTGGTCACGTCGAACTCGTCGAGATGGCCCTGGATATCCTCGACCGCTTCTTCGAGCAGGTTGGCGAACATCCGCGGCTTCAGGGTGTCTTCGATTTTGTGCATGAGTAGGGCCTTGTCTGGTGCTGGCATGAAAAACACATCCTTCCGTATATTGATTTTTTGCGGAAGAATGTGATAGTATCACTCCGTGGATGATGTGCCCAACCCACATCTTCCGCACCGGCGCTTGACGGCTGCTACCCGTCAGGCGCTTTTCTATGTCTATTATATCACGGTTGATGCTGTAAAATGTCGCATGAAAAGCGACTTTTTCGGAGGTGGATCTGATGATCAGTTTCATGGTCGGTCTTTTTGTCGGCGGTGTTATCGGTATTTTATTCGGCGCTGCGGCTATGCATAACAGCGATCTGGACGGGGGTGTTGACGATAACGACTGGACAGGAAATCAGTGAAGCTGGTTTCAAATACATCGGTACGCCGTACACCGTCATGGATTGTCAGGCGTTTGTGGAAAAGTGCCTGGCTGACTGCGGGATCCACAAAAATCTTGCCGGGAGCAATGCCTGGTATCGTTACATCATGGCTAATGGCTGGGTCGGCACACCAGAAGAATGCCGGAGCCATTTCGGTTATATTCCGCTGGGCGCTTTCTTGTTTATCCAGAAGAATGACGGCGGAGAGCCTGGGAAATACCGCGACGACGGTATCGGAAACGTGAGCCATATCGGAATCTATACCAGCACCGGAAAAGGCGCGATCAATTCGTCATCCAGTAATGGGTGTGTCTGTGAGAGTAGCTTTAAGGGAAAGAGCATCCGGGGCGGCTGGAACCGCGTTGGACTGTGGAAACAGATAAGCTACGGGGAATCTATTGACCGCATACTGCATGGCGGCGGAGGTGGCACAATGGTTAATTATCAGGCTATGGTTATCGGCGGATATCTGCGGCTGCGGGATGAACCGCACGAACACGCGGATCTGATCTGCCGGATCCCGGACAGGACGATTATCACGATCACCGAGGAATTTGGCGATTGGGGCTGCACGTCGTTCGGCGGGAAAACCGGATGGGTTATGCTCAAATACACCGAGCGGATGGACGCCGGGCAGCTGCCTGACGGATCCGGCGAAATGATCAGCGTTCCGAAAGCGGAACTTGAGCATATTTATGACCAACTGGGTGACTGGTTAGGGCTGCGGGGTTAATACCAAATAAAAACAAATGGGGTGGTACGGATGCCTGAATGGATTGTAAAATACTGGGTCGAATGGGCTTTTGGTCTGGTTGTCGCTGGGATCGGGTTTGTTGCTAAGCATCTGAGCGGGCGGATTCGGAAGGAACGCGAGGCACGGGAAGCGCTGGCCAAACAGGCCGCGGCGGAAACAGCGGCGCTAAAAGAGGGCATGAAAAGCTTGCTTAGACGGCAGATCTTAGCAGACTGCAAGGAGGCTGTTATTATCGGCTACTGCGACGAAACATCCAGAGACACTATAACGGCGATGTATGACGCATATCACGGCCTGGGCGGCAATGGATCCGTTACGGATGCGTACAATTCAATGCGGGCACTCCCGCTGGTTCCGATTGAACATCAATGAAGGGAGATAAGATCATGAAAAAGTTGTATTGTAGTCTGGTTCTGCTGGCGTCCCTGCTGCTGATCAGCTCTGTTGCTATGGCTGATGGTGAACTGCCTACGGAGCCGTTTACATGGGAATATCTTGCTACCATCGCCGGCGCGACGATGGCAACGTTGCTGATTGCCCAGATGCTGAAATTTCCGCTGGATAAGGTCTGGAAAATCCCGACACGGATTGTGGTCTATGTCATCGCGCTGATTGTGCTGCTGCTGGCGACCGTATTTACCAGCGGATTGACTCTACAGAGCGGGCTGTTGACGGCGATAAATGCTGTGATTGTCGCGCTGGCGGCTATGGGCGCGTATGAGGTTACGTTCCGAAAACTGGAAGGTAAATAAACAATAATACTCGCACGGGTTTGCACGGGTGCAAGATTATTGATTAAAAACGTTGCACGGGTGCAAATCTTCCAACGAAACCACCTGCAGATAAAGACAATAGCGAAGAAGAAAACGGAGAAGAAAAAAACCGCCTTAACGGCGGCTTTTTGAATGCCCTGATACGAGAACCAGAAGGCCCGCTGTGATCATCAGGCGGAAGTGGTTCGTATAAGGGATTGTTTGTGGACTGTTGCGGAGGTTATACGAAACATCTGTCATAGTCACGTCGAGGCCCGGCGCGGTTGAGGAATCAACCGTGTCCGGGTTTATTTTTATTTCTGCCTGTTTTTCGCTCTGATGGCCTGCAGAGAAGAAAATGACCAGACGGTCAGTATAAACATAGACACGCCTCAGAAGCGAATCTATGAGGGTTTCCTGGTATCTTTTATCGGACAGGTCACCGGACTGGAAGGATTCGATAAAGGCCAGGACGTCGCCGCGGGTGATCTGCTTCTCCGCTGCGGATTCGGCGAGGGCCAGCTGGATGGCGAGGTCGTCTATCTGGGTTTCGATGTCGGTGAGCATGGCCATGACGCTGGGCGCGGTGACGCCGTTCCGGATCGCCTTCAGGGTGTTCTGCTGTTCGCGTTTTGCCTGGTCCAGCCGGGCGCGGAGATTCTGCACTTCGTGATCCGCGTCACGGGTGGGCAGGTAGGCTTCTATTTCATCAGCCAGCCAGGACACCACGGCAGGATCCGTGAAGACGGTGGACAGATAGGACGCGATGGCGTATTCCGTGGGATCCCGCTGCAGCCTGGCCATTTTGCAGGAGCCGGCCTTCTGATGGTTTGATTTGCAGACATAGTAGAAGTAGGGGACGCCGCCGCGGCCGTTCGCGGAGACGCCGATCATGGGCTGCTTGCATTCCCCGCAGAAGATCTTCCCGGTCAGGAGATAGGTTCCGTTCTGGGTGCGCCGGCGGGCGGGAGCCTGGCGCGGGTTTTTCTTCTGCTTCAGCAGCTCCTGCACATGGAAGAACAGATCACGGTCCAGGATGGGCGGGATGCAGTTTTCCACGATACAGGATCCATGTTTGTAGTTCCCGATATACTTCTCGTTGGTCAGCATGGCGTCCAGCGAGGTGCGGGACCAGGGCTTGCCTTTTCGGGTCAGGATGCCGCGGGCGTTCAGGTCCCTGAAAATGTCCGCGAAGGGCTCACCGTGCAGCGTGCGGGTGAAGATCTCGTTCACGATGGGCGCTTCCGCCGGATCCACTTCATACTTTCCATCCTCTCCGCGCCGGTAACCGAAGGGAAGGATGCCCATGGCGATTCCCTTCCGGGCGTTATCCAGGACACCGCGGCGGATCTTCTGGGACAGCTCCTGTGAATAGTATTCCGCGAAACCTTCCAGGATGGATTCCATGAGGGCGCCGGTCGGATCGTCGGTGATGTGCTCCATGGCGGACTGGACGCGGACGCCGTTGTCTTTCAGGGTTTTCTTGTTGATGACGGCGTCGTACTTGTTCCGGCTGAAGCGGTCCAGCGTGTAGACGATCACGGCCGTGAAGGCGTGGGTGGCGCTGTCGCGGATCATCTGGCGGAAGCCTGGGCGGTTGTCGTTGGTGCCGGTCATGGCGCGGTCCTCGTAGATCCGGATGACATCCAGACCGTTCGCGTCCGCATACTTCCGGCAGGCTTCTATCTGCTGTTCAATGGAGACGTCCCGCTGTTTGGACGATGAATAGCGGGCATAGATCACGGCTTTCTGATTCATGTCAGGATCCTTTCAGTTAAAAAACGGAGAAACATACTTCTTCAGTGAGACGGAAGAATAATATACACAGACGAAACAATCCTCTGAGAAATCCAGCTTTGAATCCGGACCGATGTCGCCTCTGAATACTGTTTTGCTGGGCCAGGTGGTTGTACTTATACTGACAGTTGACGGAAGGGTTCCTTCCTGAGAAGCCAGGAAGGAACCCAGCGGAAGATCCTTCCCGCAGACATAGAAACCGGGTGCGAGAATGAACTGATCACCGGTGGGGCAGGAGAAAGAAGAGGGAGAAAAGTAAACAGGGTTCTTTTCCACCGTTATTGAATTTCCTTCAGAAACCGGAATGTATGCGATCCTTGTTTCGCCGTAATTCTTCCCAAAGTAAACAGTAAACACGACACTGTTGTCCTGGCGAAAAATGAACTGACAGCCATAGCAATCGGTGTCAATCTGATAGTTTCCGGCGGGAATGTCTTCCGGGCAGGAATAGGTTCCCGGCGGGACTTTGATGGCGTTTTCCGGAATCTCCGCCTTGTTTGTCCTGGCAAACATGGATAAAGGTTCATTGAATGGATCTGAAGCTGACGCGATGGAAAGGGAAAAGACCAGGATCAGCATCAGGATGACAGACAGCCTTTTCATGGGCGCACTCCTTTCAAGACTATGATATTGCCGATTCGGCTGTATTTTTTTCTTCCGGGAGATCCAGCAGCTTCCGGACGCTGGCCTGCGTTCCGGCATCGGCGGCGCGGTAGGCTGAGACCAGATCGCGCTCTTCCGCCGTCAGGACTTCCTGCGGCATGATGAAGAGTGTGGGATCCATCTGCAGGAAACGGGAAAGCGCGGCGATCTTGTCGCGCTTCATGGTGTGGATGGCTCCGGTTTCCCATCTGAGCACGGTTCCCTTGTTCACACCGACCGCTTTCCCTACATCTTCCAGGGTATAACCGAGTTTCTTCCGCTGGCTGCTGATCAGGTCGCCGATTGTCATTTATGTCACCTCCGTGATGAATCATTTCATATGATACACAAAGTTTCCCAAATTTGCAACTTTTTTTTGCAGAAATGATTGACAAAGTATTTTCGGAAAGTGTATGATAAGCACGGTTGCACAACAACGAAACTTTGAAAGGAGGGAAAAACAGATGAATGTGGCACTTTTGAAGGCGAAGATCGTGGAGAACGGGATGACCATCGAGCAGTTCTGCTGCAGCATCGGAATGAGCACCACATCGTTCTGGCGTAAACTCAGCGGGAAATCAGAGTTCGACCGGACGGAAATGTCATCCATCGCCCAGGGCCTTCACCTGACGCATGCGGAAATGGGACGTATTTTTTTTCCGGAACTTGTTGCGTAATTACGCAACCCAAAGGAGGAGACCATGAAGGAGAATGCCGGGGCGATCTTCGGGGCGCTGCTGCTGGACATCCGGAGGAATGACCCGGAGCGGTGGGCGAGGATCCGGGCAAGAGGGGCGGAGATTGACGCCCTGAGGAAGGTCGGAGAAGCCGAATTTCCCGGGGATACTTCTAAAGCGCAGGGAGAAAAATGATGTTTATGAGGGGGCAGAAGAACATGATCAGCATGAAGGAAAAGATCTGCATGGCGCTGGTTGCGGTAGTGCTGCTGGCGGCAGGGATCGTCTGGACGGAGGTTGAGCTGGCGGAGAAGCGGGCCAGGATCTGGCCGGAGAGCTACCCGATGGCCAACCAGCACATTGAGTGGACGGGGGCCGGGTACGATCTGGACTATCTGCGGGGAGGCGACGAAAAGTGAAGGACATCTCCATGGAGAAGGCCATTCAGACCTTGAACGTTCTGAAATATGTTGCGGAAGAGCGGATCGCGGATGACGGACGCACGGGAACCATGATCTATGTTGATCTGGACGATGTGAACGCCCTGAACTTCGCGTTGGCCTGGCTGCGCGGTGTGCAGGATCTGCGGAGGATGATGAACGCGGGGGATGATATGAAATGAATCTGACAGATACGATCCAGATCCTTCGGGAGCTGCATGCACTGGCGAAAGAACTGATCGAAGAACAGGGGAAGGCGGATGACGCCAGCATACGGTCCGCCCTGGTGCTGATGGACAGCGCAGACCTGAAGGCGCTGGAGACGGGAATCGACTGGCTGAAGGGCATGTACCAGATGCGCCGGATTCTGGGGAGGGAGGATCAGATATGAAAGTGATCCGTATCATTCCGGACATGCGGAAGGCCACGGCGCACTGGGAGCACGCTTTCAGCGATATTCCGGACTATCTGTCCGTACCGCTGAGCGACGGGCGGGTGATCCGGTTTTATCCGGACACAGAGAAGCCTGGCTTCAGGAAGCGCGAGGACGGAACCTATGGATACATGAGCCGGATCTTTCCCCAGAAGGAGAGCCGGGCCGGGGAAGGAGGTGAATGACGACGGAGAACTGCAGATTCAGCTGCCCGTGGGCGTACCAGTGCGACCGGCCGGGGTCGGAGAAGATTCCTCCGCAGCGGTGCCGGCACGCGGGAGAGCTGCGCCAGTTCTGGAAGACGCCGGAGGCGGCAAGGGATGCCTGGGAGAAGGACATGAACCAGAAATACAAAGGAGAGGAAACCGATGAATATTACACGAGGGAAGAAGGAGACAGCGCTGAAGGTTGTGCTGTATGGCCCTGAGGGGATCGGGAAAAGCACCTTCGCAAGTCAGTTTCCCGGCGTCGTGTTTATCGACACCGAGGGGAGCACCAGCCACATGGATGTGGCCAGGACGGACAGCCCGCGGAGCTGGGCGGAGCTGATGGAACAGGTGCGGTGGTTCCAGGCAAACAAGGACAGCCTTGGGACGCTGGCCATTGACACGCTGGACTGGGCGGAGAAGCTGGCCATGGTCGAGGTGTGCCGGAAGAAGCATGTGGAATCCATCGAGGATATCGCCTACGGTAAGGGCTACGTTTTCATGAAGGATCTGTTCCGGGAGCTGCTGGAAGAGCTGGATAAGCTGAAGGAGAACGGGATCCACATCATCCTGACAGCGCACGCGCAGATCAAAAAGTTCGAACAGCCGGACGAGCTGGGCAGCTATGACCGGTTCAGCCTGAAGCTGAACGAGAAGAACATCGCTCCGCTTGTGAAGGAATGGGCCGACCTGCTGCTGTTCGCCAATTTCAAGACGGATGTCGTGAAGACCGGCGACGGGAAGAGCAAGGGCCGGGGCGGCGAGAAGCGCGTCATGTACACCCAGCACAGCGCGTGCTGGGACGCGAAGAACCGCTTCGAGCTGGGAAACCCGCTGCCGTTCGAGTTCGGGGCCATTGCAGAGCTTTTCCCCAGCATGGCGGGGCCGGTGGCGGAGATCCACGAGGAACCGAAGCCTGCGCCGGAACCCGTCAGGGTGGCGCCGGCAGCGGTGGTGACGGAGGGGAGCAGCGTGCCGGCTGTGGCGGCAGTTTTGTCTGCGCCAGCGAAAAAGACGAAAAAGCAGGAGCAGAAACCGCGGCCTGAGCGGCCGGACAGCATGCGGAGCGACAACGAGGAAAAGGATGCCGCGCTGCAGCGCCTGTGGAACAAGATGATGGACAGCGGGGTCGAGGAGCCGCTGATCCTGATGGCCGTGGTGGCTGAGAAGGATTATTACGATATTACCGTGCCGGTGAAGGACTACGAGACCGACTTTATCCAGGACGTTCTGATTGAAGCATGGGATCAGGTGAACAGCCTGTGCCAGACAAAGATGCACGATCTGCCATTTTAAGAAAGGGGAATGAACCATGAGCGAAATGATGAAAACCTACGACTGGGACGATGTCAGCGAGATCTCCGAGGAACAGGAGCGGGGCGGCGCGGAAACCACTGTTCTGCCGGAGGGGAAGTATCCCTTTGAGGTGATCAAGGTCGAGAAGTCTTTCTATGACGGGAGCGACAAGATCCCGGCCTGCAACATGGCGAAGGTGTTCATGCGGGTCGACGGCGGGGAGCTGGGCACCGGCCTGGTGGTCGAGAATATCTATCTGGCGGAGAAGTTCGAGTGGAAAGCGTCCGCCTTCCTGCGGTCCATCGGGCTGAAGAAGCACGGCGAGGCGCTGGAATGGCGGAAGCTGCTGCACTGCGACGGCGAAACCGGGCGCTGCGAGATCTTCGTGGACGAATACGAGGGACGGGACGGAAAAACCAGGACGTCCAACAAGCTGCGGAGATTCTTTGATAAGGAAGAGGAAGCGCCGAAGAAGGCATTCAAGAAGGGGGCCTTCTGATGACAGACGCTGCGCAGGCCCGCCAGATGCTGGACGCGATTCCCTGCAGCGCGCTGGACTACCAGGAATGGGTGAACGTGGGGATGGCCCTTCATCAGGAAGGGCTTCCCTGTTCACTGTGGGATGAATGGAGCCGGAACGACAGCCGGTACCACACCGGGGAATGCGAACGGAAATGGCGCACCTTCGGGAACGGAGACAGCCGCGTGACCATGGGCACCGTCTTCCACATGGCGGAGGAATACGGCTGGAAGCCGGCGGACAGTATGAGAACCTACGGATGGGACGATGTGATCACCTTCGACGGGGAGCCGGTGGACACCGGCGGGTGGCATAAGGACGCGACCGTGGCCATGCCGCCGCCGCCGGACGACTGGAACCCGGTGAAGGAAGCGTCAGACTATATCAGCCTGCTGTTTGAACCGGAAGAGCGGGTGTGCTATGTGGTCAGCGCGTACCAGGACGAAGACGGGAAGTGGAAACCCTTCGGAAAGAGCACAGGACGGACAGCCGGGCAGCTGCTGGAGGGGCTGAAAAAACACCCGGCAGATATCACGGACACCTTCGGCGACTATACGCGGGAGGCCGGCGCCTGGGTGTGCTTCAATCCCATGGACGGCGAGGGGCGCGCGAACAAGAACGTGACCAGTTACCGGTACGCCCTGGTGGAATCGGACGCGCAGGACATCGAAACACAGTACCAGCTGATCCAGGATCTTCACCTGCCGGTGAAGGTGCTGGTGCACAGCGGAGGGAAAAGCCTGCACGCCATCGTGAACATCGGGGCGGTGGATTACAAGCAGTATCAGGAACGGGTGGATCTGCTGTACACGGTCTGCCGGAAGCATGGGCTGATCGTGGACACCCAGGATAAAAACCCGAGCCGGCTGAGCCGGCTGCCCGGCTTCGTGCGGGGCGGGAAAAAGCAGTACATCGTAGACCGAAACATCGGCGCCGCGGACTGGGTGGAATGGTATCACTACATCGAGGACGAAATGGTCGAGCCGCTGAGCGTGGTGAACCTGGCGGAGATCTGGGACAGCATGCCGCCGGTGAAGCCGGAGCTGATCGAGGGGATCCTGCGGCAGGGACACAAGATGCTGCTGGTGTCATCCAGCAAGGCCGGGAAGACCTTCGCCCTGGTGGAGCTGGCTATCGCCATTGCGGAGGGCCGGCGGTGGATCGGCTTCCGCTGCCGGCAGGGGCCGGTGCTGTACCTGAACATGGAGCTGGATGAAGCGAGCTTCGACGACCGGATGAAGCGGGTATACGACGCGATGGAGCTGGAGCATCCGCACAGGGAGAACATCGATATCATTCACCTGCGCGGAAAGATGGAGACGCTGGAGAAGCTGGTGCCGCAGATCGCGCGGACGCTGAAGGCGCGGGACTATGCAGCAATCATCCTGGACCCCATTTACAAGCTGGGCATCGGGGATGAAAACGCGGCAGAATCCGTGAGCCGGTTCTGCAACGCGATTGACCGGCTGGCGAACACAGGGGCCTCCGTCATCTACGCACACCATCACAGCAAGGGACAACAGGGGAACAAAGCCGCAATGGACCGGGCTTCCGGATCCGGCGTTTTCGCCAGGGATGCAGACGCGCTGCTGGATATGATCGAGCTGAGGATACCGAAAGACGCGGAAGAGACCGTGAAGGCGGAATACGGAGACAAGGCGACTGCCTGGCGGATGGAAGCGACACTGCGGGAGTTTCAGCGGATAGAACCGGTGAATCTGTTCTTCAATTATCCGCTGCATGAAGTGGATGAAGGCGGGATCCTTGCGGACGCGAACCTGGAAGAGAACGAGCGGAGCATGGAAAACGGCCGGGAAATCGGCAACCTGACGAAAAAGGCAAACAAGGTCTCTAATATTCAGAAGCTGGCCGATGCTATCGCGCGGGATGAAGAGTTTTCAGGAAAACGGAAAACGGCCGTTCAGTACGCCGACGAATTCGGGCTGAATGAGAAGACAATCAGACGGTACATGAAGCAGATTTACGGTGAAGAATAACCGGACAAAACCGGACAAACCAGTTTATATATAGATATGTCCGGTAATAACAGATATGTCCTGTGCGTACAGGGACAGGCTTAAACAAGCCGCCTGTCCCCTGTCCGACATACAGGACATGAAAGGAGTGACCTGGTGGAAATCCTGCTGAAAATCAATCCGCCGACCGCGACCAGCCAGGAGAACAAGACCGCTGTCGTGAACGGACGGATGATGCATTACAAGAGCGCCGGAGCAAAAGCCACTTTCCGGATCCTGACCGAGGCGCTGAAACCCTACGCGCCGAAGGAACCGATGGACGGGCCGATCCGGCTGAAGGTGATATGGATGTTCCCCGCGGGGAAGAGTCACAAGGACGGAGAATGGAAACTTTCCAGGCCGGATACGGACAACCTGCAGAAGGCGCTGAAGGACGTCATGACCCGGCTGGGCTTCTGGGTGGATGACAGCCGGGTGTGCTATGAGCTGGTCATGAAAATGTGGGCCGATGAGCCGGGAATCCAAATCTCCTATGGAGGGCTTGAGGATGGAAGAGGTTAAGCCTTTCGTGAAGTGCGTGGATCTCTGGCCCGGACGGATCCCGGAGGCCCAGCTGGCCGCATATCGGGAGATGATCGAAGAAGGCCAGATCCGGAAGCACTGCGTGATTTATTCCAGGCTGTCAGGTCGAACGATGATCGAATATTACGCCATCGCGCCGCATGAGTGGATCCTTCAGGAGATGAAGCGGAAAGTGAGGGAGAAGAATGGAAGTGAAGCTTACGGTGCAGGACCTGCTGCAGGCGGCAGTGTCTGAGTTCTGTGAAAACTACTGCAGATACCCGGAGGAGTGCCGGGCACAGGTCAAAGACATCAAGGAAGCGGAAGATTATCTGTATGAACATCATTGCACGAAGTGCCCGATGAACGTGCTGATATGAGGAGGAAGAAATGGGATACGAAAGAAGCGACGGGTATGACGCGGATGTTGCGGTGAAGATGGGGAAGATCATGAAAGACCGGCTGCGCATGCTGGGCATGACACAGACACAGGTGACGGAGGCGCTGTGCATCAGTGACGGTACTTTGTGCAAATGGCTCCAGGGGGAGCGGTTCATGCACGCTGTGCCGGTAATCCGGCTGCTGGCTATGCTGGGACTGAATCCGGCGGACCTGCTGGATGACCAGAAGATGGCAGAGCAGCCGGATGAAGTGAACTCCATTGCTGCTTTTGTCAGAATGAAGAGCCAGGCGCGGCGGTTCGCGCGGGACTGGAGCGCACAACAGAAGTCGGAGATCGTCAAAGTGATGTTTGAAGGAAGCGAGGGAGGAAAATGAGCACGGTGAATGGAGTATGGCATGACGCAAAGCTGGATCCGCCGGGGGCGAAAGATATTAACAAGACGGTGTTGATTGTGAAGGCCAATAAGAACGGGGATCGGGTAATTACGTTCGGGGCTTTCATGGCGAACACATACAAGCCGATTTCTCACAGATGGGAAGGCACATGGACGACCAACAACGGCAAAGGTGATGTGCTTTACTGGATGCCGCTGCCGAAGATCCCAGAGGTGTAAGATGGCCGGAAAGATCACGCTTGAGTGGGGAGACCACGACGATATTATTCTGTCGAAGAAGCGCGGGAAGATTACTTTCCGGGAAGTCATCGAGTTCATGCATGAGCGGGAGCAGATATTCCAATTCGAGGGGGATCTGATGGTTTTCCAGTTCCGGGTCAGTTCTTATCATGATATGCATGACTTCTCAGATGAAATGCTGGGAGAGCCGGAGGGCGATACCATCGTTCTGCAGGTCGTCCAGGATGACACCATGTGCCCTGTGTGCGGGGAAAAGCGACTCTTCCCGCAATATTGCCCGGACTGCGGCAAGAAATTGGATGATTGATGTGGGCCGGATTAAGGCAGGACAGAGATCCGCCATCCGGTGACTTGAAAGGTGGTGGTGTGGGATGGCTGACCGGGAGAAGGTTATTGGGTTATTGCAGGAAACGGCAGAGCTTTTTCGGGAATGCCGGAATAACGTTTCTTTCGCCAGTAAAGCAGAGAATCACTTCTGGGAATTACAGAATGCGGCGAATGAAGCTGTCGAACTGCTGAAAGAGCAGGAAGCGGTTAAACCGATAGTAACGTCAGCAGAAGAGCGTTGTGGAAACTGCAATAAGGTTATTGAAGCGGAAAACCTATTGCGTGGACTGCATGGTGGATTGAAAACAGTGGACAGGAGGTGGAATGGAATGCCGGACATGAAGGAAATCATATTGCAAAAATGCAAAAATGCCATAGATTTCGGCGAACCCATAATGAACTATAGTTTTTACTACGATGTTATTGACCTGCTGAAAGAACTGGAAGCGGAAAAGAAGTGCTGCCGTGATTGTGAATATTACGGTGCTTGTCATGACAAATAGCAGGAAGGTCGGTTATATGAAATGACGCATGAAGAGGCATATCGTGCCGGGTATCAAGCCGGTACTTTATCCAAGCCGGAGATCGTCCGGTGCAAGGATTGCAAATATTGTTTCGCTGAAGGTTTTGTGCATGAACATAATATTTGCGATAAACACGAAGGGATACAAGGCCAACCAGATGATTGGTTCTGCGCTGATGGAGAAAAAGGCGAAACAGAAATAATCACTTGAAAGGGATGACATGGAACCGTGAGAGATGTTGAAAAGGTACTTGCAGACTCGCGCGTGGAATGCCTGCGGATGATCACGGACGGGGATACCGTCGGCGGGAGGTTGTCCTGGTATTACACGCACATGGGCGAGATCGACATGGCGTACCAGCTGGGCCTGATCGATTACGACAGGCACCGGGAGCTGGTGGCAGAGTGGGAGACGAACAAGCCCAGATGGACCGTTAACTGGCGGGATAACTGAGGGAGAGTGCAGGATGAAGAAGATCTATCGGTGGCCAGAGGATCAGTGCGAGCGGGTGAACAGACAGGAGATGACTGCCCTGCGCTGGTGCGTGGCTGCTATCAACAATGTAGCTTATGCGAAGGACGATCTGCAGAAAAGGCTTGACTGTATTCCAGGCGCCCGGGTCAGGTGGGCCATGATGTTGGGATCCTTCCAGCGGCTGATGGATGAACTGCTGGGAACGATTCCGATAAAGCAGCATCTGGCGATCCAGAACGTCACAACAGACATGGAGCTGCGCATGGTCCCTAAGTTCACGCCGCCGCCGAACAGGGCATGTGTACAACTGGAAGATCTAAGTTTCCTCATACGCGCAGCACAGAAGAATGACGCCTGGTGCATGTCCTGCACATTGAATGGCGAGGAGTGCCGGCAGTGCAAGCTGTACCAGATTCTGGAAAGCCTTACTCCACAGCAAGAATGGGGAGATAGTACCATTTGTCCGTACAACAGAGAAGACTGGTTTGAGAGGTGATAAGCATGAGCAACAGCGAGAATCCGGCAAAGACCTTCCTGAGCAGATACCGATCTTTGGAAGCCAGGAAGAAGGCAGCCATGTGGGAGATTGCACGGATCCGCGCGCAGGCGACAGATACCAGCATTCAGCTCAGTGCGGACAAGGTACAGTCATCCGGCAGAATCCACGATCCCATGGCGGAAAACGCCGCGGCTATTGCTGACGCGACCGTACAGCTGGACGCCCTGGTGAAGGAAATTGACAAGGCCCTGGCTGAAATCCTGGAAGCTATCGAGGCTGTGCCGGAAGAGAAGCAGAAGGCGATCCTGACCATGAGGTACGTGACGGGCATGAAGTGGGAACAGATCTGGCCTGAAATGCATTACGAAGCAGCGCAGGTTTATCTGCTTCACGGCCTCGCGCTGCAGCATGTCAGGGAGTGGATGAAACATCATAGTAAATCATAGTAAATCATATGCTATACTTTATCGCGTAAAGGAGCACCTGGCAGAGGGTGCTCTTTTATGTTCTTCTTCCCTGCATTCCAAGAGGGACCGGCGGTGCCACTCCTCACTGCCGGGGGTCGCACGTCATGAATAACGGCGAGGTGGGTCCGGGCGTGCAAAAAGAAACGGGTTTCGCACACAGCTTTTATGTGTCGCAGGCATGGATCAAGTGCCGGCGAGCTTACGCTGAGAGCGTGGGCGGGCTGTGCGAAAGATGCTATGCAGCGGGCCGGATTGTTCCGGGCACACAGGTGCATCATAAGATCAGGCTGACACCGAAGAACCTTAGCAATCCGGAGATCAGTCTGAACTGGAACAACCTGGAACTGCTGTGTGATGACTGTCACCAGGAGGAACATAAGAGCGGAATCAGATGGAGAGCTGACACACAGACGGGTCACATTCCGCTGTGATCCCCCCTTCAAAAAATTTTTAGAGGGGGTGCCACAAC